ACATGTAATAAGGTCTGTTGATCCTAAAGTGTCTTATAAGAGCGTCAGGGCTTCCCGGGGCAAATATGTGAGGGCCGAGCCGGTATCTGCTTTATATGAGCAAGGTAAGATTCATCATGTTGGAAGTTTTCCAGATTTAGAAGATCAACTTTGCGAGTGGGTTCCTGGAGATAAAAGCCCGGACCGTCTTGATGCCCTAGTATGGTTGATAACTGAATTGATGCTTGTAGGAGAGAAAGAGCCTGGCTTCTATGTAAGAGATTAACTTGCCAAACGAAATTCATTGTGTTAAAATTATAAAAAGTCTTTATCCTAAGAGAGCCCCATAGAGAGCCGGATAGAGGCATTAAGATGCCTTTAATCTGGTTTTTTTATTTTGTATAAGGGGGTGATCTTATAAAAGTAGATATCCAATTTGCCAAGAGAAGATTAAATTTTGATATAAACTTAACCAAATCAAAAGGAACTTCAAGAATAAACGATCCCCGATACTGGCCTGATAGGCCGCAACCATTTGCTTATGCTGAAAATACCTTTAGAAATACATCGGAGCAATTAAAGGCTTATGCAGGTTGGGTGGGTGATTGTGTTTCATTAATTGCCGAGAGAATAGCCTCGATCCCTCTAAGATTATATAACAAAGATAATGAGCTGATCGAGGAGCATCCCTTTTATGACCTTCTGAAACATTTCAATCCCGATACTACCCGATTTAGTGGAAAAGAATTTCTTTCGATATATCTTGATTTAACTGGGGAATGCTATATATTGATGGCTAGAGATAAACTGGGAATACCCAGAGAATTATTTTTCAGGAAACCCGATAAGATGACCCCTAAAATAAAAGAGGGCATTATCGACCAATATATTTATCTTGAAGGGATGAGGGAGATAACCTATCCCCGGGAAGACATTTTATTCTTCAGATATCCCAGTCCTACTGATCCATTTCGGGGGGCCTCTCCTGTCCAGCGCAAAGCTTATGCCTACGATACGGATTATTATAATATGATCTACCAGCTTAATATGTTTAAGAATGGGGTACATTTAAAGCAGGTTTTGGAGACAGAAGCCAATTTAGATAAAGAGCAAACAGACAAGATATTGGAGATATTTGACGCAACCTATGGTGGGGTCGGAAAGGCCCATAAGACCGGTGCTTTAGTGGGGGGAATGAAACTTAAAACCGTTGGGATATCAAATAAGGATATGGAGTTTATGCTGCTGGCTAATTGGACTATGAGACAGCTGGCTAGTGCCTACCATACCCCACCGCAAAAGCTGTCCCACCCGGAGCAGACCAATCTGGCTAATATGAAGGCTCTGGATGTTAGCTGGAACCGGGAATGTATCCTGCCGAGGTGTGTGAGGGATGCCGAGGTATTAAATACTTTTCTACTGCCTTTCTATAAAGAGGATGGCCTATATTGTAAATTCGATAATCCGGTCCCTGCCGATGAGGAATTTCTATTGAAGAAAAGAGAGAGCAGCCTTAAAACATTTGTGATGACTCCTAATGAGGCCAGAGTAGAAGATGGTCTTGATGAGGTTCCCTGGGGCAAGGTCCCACTTGTACCGATGAATATACTGCCTTTGGCTGGTGCTGGTGGGGGCGGAGAAAAACCCCAAAAGGCCCAAAAGATAGAGAAGGGATTGCCTCAGGAATACAAAGACAGATACTGGGAAGTTTTTATCAAGCGGGTTACCCCGCTGGAGAATGAATTCAGAAGGGGGATCACCAAGCTATTCCAGGAGCAGGAAATAAGAGCTTTGCAGGCTTTGCGGAGAAAGAAAAGTATTATCGAAAAAGATGTGGATGATGTCCTTCGCATTACCCACGATGAGCGTGAGATAATGAAATTTACTGAATTTGCTTTGCCCCGGATAACTGAAACTTTAGAGATAAACGGAACTGCTGCCATGGCTGAACTGGGGGTAGAGGTAAGTTTTGACGTAACCAATCCCCGTGTGGTAAAATGGATAAAGAAAAGATGCGGGACGTTAATCAAATCTATATCCGATACTACCCTGGATAAACTGAGAAAGACCTTAGCTGAAGGAGTCCAGGTTGGAGAGAAGATCCCCAGTCTGGCCAGCAGGGTAAGTGCGGTATATGATGAGGCAAAGGGTTATAGAGCGATAAGGATTGCCCGGACCGAGACCATAGCGGCCAGTAATCAGGGAGCATTAGAAGCTTATAGACAAAGTGAAGTAGTTGAAAAAAAAGAGTGGTATTGTGCCATTGACGAGCGGACTTGCGAGGAATGCTCGGCTATGCATGGGGAAGTTGTTAAGTTAGATGATAGTTTCAGCGGTGGGGTAAATGCCCCTCCACTCCATCCTAATTGCCGATGCACGATATTGCCGGTTTTAGAATAATTTGTTAATTAAAATTAAATATTTGTAGAGCCCCATTTAGAGAGCCATTTAAAGAAGTTTAATTAAAAGACTTCTTGATGACTCTTTTTTTATTTTAAATATTTTAAAAGTGAGGTGAAAAATATGCCAGAAGAATATATGAAAAAAGATTTTGCTGTGGAGGTAAAGGTGGTTGAAGGCGAGAGAGCCCTTAACTGGACTATTACCACTACTAAAAGGGATCGGGCCGGAGATATCATCGAGGCAAAAGGTGCTAAACTTGCTAATTTCAGGAAGAATCCTGTAGTCCTTTTAGCCCATGATTATAAAGGACTAGCCATAGCGAAAGCTGAGAAACTGGATAAAACTGACGAAAAGATTATGGCAAAAGTAATATTTCCACCCGAAGGTGATTATCCTCTGGCCGATACGGTCTATAAGTTATACAAGGGCAAATTTATGCGGGCCTGTAGTATAGGATTTATACCGATAAAATCGGAGGATATTGTGGATGAGGACGATAAAGATAAGGATAAAGAGAGTTACAGAACGTCCGGTAGAAGGATCAAGACCTGGGAATTAGTAGAATTCTCGGCCTGTGCTGTGGGTATGAATCCGGATGCCTTAGATAATCAAAAGATGATTACAAAGGGGATCGATATTGAGCCCTTAAAGGAAGCTGGATTTATTGAGATAGAGGAAGAGGAAGGAGAAGACGAAAAAATTGAGGAAGGTGAGGCCATAAAGTCAGAGGATGTTGAAAAACCCTACCCTAATGAACACGCTTGCCGGATGAGGGATCCTGGAGATTTTAAACCGGACAGTTTTAGACGAATACCCAGAGTTAGTGACGGGAAAGAATATTCGATTATTATGGGTAGGTTAAAAGGCGAAACCACATTAACTGAGCAAGCCTATAGATATGGGATAAAAGTTTGGACTGTTTCTGAAGCAAGGAAGCATTGTAAAGACCACAAAGGGATAGCCTTTGAACCTGCTACTGGGAAAGAGGGAGGAAACGAAGAAGATAAAGACTTTAATGCATTAATAAAAAGTTTAGAAGATATCATTTTAGCATTAAATGTAAGTGAAATTACTAAAGAAAATAAAAAATTAAAAGAAAAAATTAAAGAGCTTGAATTGAAGGCTGGGGCAGTCTTGAATGCCAAAAATAAGCAGGATTTAAAAAATGCTCAAAAATTAAACCAAGATGCCGATGCCTTAATTCAAGGAGTATTGGATTCTGCCGAAACTAATGAAGATAGCCTGGAAATTGAAGACGAGAAGGACAGTAAAGATGACGATAAAGTAATTGGTATAGAAGATGGTAAAGGAAATAATAAAGTGATAGATAAAGAAAAAAATAAAGATAATATCGAATTAGATGAAAAAGTAATTGTTAAAGTTATTGATGAAACAATGGGCTATATTCTGGGTAAAGTGAAAAAGTGATCCGATACAAAAAATAAAAAAGAAAGGAGCTGATATTAGATGATACTGACTAAAGAGGAATCAGTAAAGTTCATAAAAGAAAATGTCCTTGAGGCTATAAAGCCTTATCTTAAAGTGGAAAGACCCGAAGGCGAAGGCGATAACGGAAATAGGAAAGAGAAGCTATTCCCTACTTTCGGTGATTTTGTAAAATCGGTAATTATTAAAGATGCCAAGTTAATGGAATACCGGGAAAAAGTTATGTCTATGGATAGCGACCCAACGGGCGGGTATACGATTCCTGAGGAATTTAAAGCTGCTCTATTAAAAGTTGCCTCCGAAGATGGGATTGTAAGGCCATTAGCTACCGTCTTACCAGCAGGCAAAGAACATCCGGATAATGCAATAAATATCCCGGTATTAAATCAGGCTGGAGCTTCCGAAAAAGACTTTTTCTCTGGAGTATGGTTTACCTGGTCAGAAGAAGCAGCAGATAAAACCGAAAAGGAAATTACTATCGACAGCGTAAAGTTAGAGCCTCACGAATACAATGCTTATGCAATTCTAACCGATAAGTTAATTCGTAATTCTGCTGTTATGGAAACCTATGTAAAGCAAGTATATAGTAGAGCCCAGGTTGCCTTTGAGGATTATTATTTCTTGAGGGGAACTGGCGTGGGCCAACCTTTAGGGATTATCCCTTCTCCTGCTTATATCCAAGCTACAAGAGCTGCTGCTGGCGCTATAGCTTATGCTGATATATTAGGGATAATGGCACAAATACTGCCAGGCTGCAATCCTATTTGGGTAATCTCTCGGAGTTGTTTCGCTGCCGTAGTAGGATTGGCCGATGCTGCTGGAAATAGCATATTCATTCAGGGAGACGCTACCAAAAAAATTCCTGATAGACTATTCGGATATCCTATCAGATGGACTTTCAGAGCACCTGCTCTCGGAGCTGTGGGAGATATAAGTTTAGCTGACTGCTCTTACTACTTGATCAAAGATGGTTTCGGTCCTGCTTTCGATTTTAGTAAGCACGTATACTTCTTAAAGAATCAGAGCGTACTAAAGATGTTTGCCAATGTTGATGGCCAACCCTGGTTAAATGGAACCATCACCGCTGAAGATGCAGCCACCGAAGTTTCTCCATTTGTAGGATTAGAAGTCGGAACTTAATAAATAAAAATGGCAGGGGAGCAATCCCCTGCTTTGAAATATTTTAGGAAAGGAGCTGATTATATTATGAGAGATATGCTTGAAAATATTGTGGTCTTAGACGCTATTAGACCCGCACCGGTTGCAGTTGGTGAAGTGAATGCCAGGGCTAATGGAGTTCACAATACTGCTGCCGAGATTGATCTGGCTGACTACAACTATCCGAGGAAGATATTAATCTTTGTTAGTGTTGGTGATATAGGGACTAACGGAACTTTGGACATAGACATAGAACACGGAG